CAAAAGACAAGCCTCAAAAATTCAAACTCGTTCCCGTGGAGGATAATGCCTAGCTACACAGTTTATTGATAACAGGATTGACGCAAAATATAAATTATGGATATTTCCGAAGAAACAAAAAAGCAATTAAAGGTTGATTTTGAAGACGGTGAATTTATTGTCGGAAATCCCATTTTCGATAAAAAGTTGAAACCTTCCGGGGTATTTGCGGCTTTCAAAAAAGGATATTCCGGCTTCGCTTTCAATGCGGGCGCGTTCTCTTTTATCGATGTCATCAAGTTTATTTCCAGTCGGACAGGGCCGGCGCATGCTTATTTCAGCGCATGGACCGGCGGCGCCGCGTCGATTAAAAAGATTTTGCGCGTCTTGAAAGGCGATCGTTTTCTTTCCGTCAAATTCATTTTTGACAGGATATTACCAAACACGAAGCCGGGGGACTGGCGTTTTCTGATCGAAAACTTTGGAGCTGAAAATATCAGGACGCTTAGAAGTCATGCTAAATATTGCGTTCTCTGGAATGACGACTGGTCGGTAGTGATCGAGACGAGCGCGAACCTGAATAAGAACCTAAGGCTAGAAAGTTTTCGTGTAACTGAAAGCGTTGAATTCGTCGCGTTTTTCAAAGAATTTTTCGATAATATCTTTAATGTTTTCCCTGTACCGTCAGGCGTCCCCGCGAAAGACCAGAAAACGCCGGGCGGAGCTTTAAAAGGATTGCCGGATATAAATTCCGTTTCCCGTGTCGCCGTTATAGGCGAGCCGCTAAAAATAAAATCCGACTTGGACTTGGACTTGGACTTGGACTTGGACTTGGACTTATGATTTTAAAAAAACCGGAGGAAATAAAAAAACTCGTTAGAGCCGATTTCGAGTCTGGGAAACTGCCTATAACCGAGGTCGCTAAAAAGCGCGGGGTTAGTAGAAGCTTCATTTTGAAGTGGGAGAAGGCGGAAAAGTGGAGTCGAAAAAATAGGCCGAAGCGGAAGAAATCGAAGCCGAAAAAGAAGAAGAGCGCGGGGCGACCGCCAAAGTACAAAGCGGAATACAACAAACAAGCTACCGCTTTATGTGTCGCAGGGTATACCAATGAGCAACTAGCTGAATTCTTTGATATTCAGGACTCAACATTTTACGATTGGCAAAACAAACATAATGAATTTTCGGAGGCTATAAGAGCGGGGCGCGATAAAGCGACCGCTAAAGCGGGAGCAAGTTTATTTCAAAGAGTGACGGGGTTTGGGTATCAGGAGATCAAAGAGGAGCACGAGGACGGCGTGTTGGTTAAAAAAACGGTTATGAACAAGAGAGCGCTTCCCGACGTTCGAGCGGCGGAAATCTACTTGAAGGCGAAAAAACCGGAGCACTGGAACAAGCCGCAGCAGATAGAGGCGAGTGTCAAGGCGTTAATCGGCGAAATCACAGAAGAGGACGCCAAAAAAGTCAAAGATTTATTTGATGAAATAACGGAATGATCGACCTGGAAAATATCCTGGATGAGTGGACCAATGAGCAATTAGCGGTGCTCAAACACAGGCTGGAAACTAATTTTCTGGAACACGCCAAATTTTTCCTCGCATATCGAGAAAAACACCCCTTCATACTCTCCCCGCATCACATGATTATAGCCAACACTCTGAATAGAGTGATTTCAGGCGAAATAAAACGACTAATCATTAACATGCCACCCGGCTACACAAAGACCGAATTGGCCGTTATTCAGTTTGTCGCATTTTGCCTTGCCGCAAATCCCAAGTGCAGATTTATGCACGTCTCCGGCAATGAAACCCTGGTAATGTTCAACTCGATGCAGATCAAAACTCAAATCGAAAATGACATCTCTAAAAGGTTCTGGGGACTGAGCATGCGGCCTGACGCTAATTCAAAGGGGCTGTGGCTACTGAATAAAGGCGGCTCCTTTTACGCTGTTTCGGCGGGCGGTCAGATAATCGGATTTCGCGCCGGACGAATGGAGCCGGGCTTTCAGGGGGCTTTGATTATCGATGATCCTCAAAAAGAAGAAGATATGTGGAGCCCAGTCAAAGTGAAAAAATTCCCGGATCGCTACAAGGGCGTCATTCGTCATCGGACCGCTACGAGGGAAACTCCTATAATTGTCATTATGCAGCGTTTGGGAGACGAGGACTTTTCCGGTTTTCTGCTTGAGGGCGGAAGCGGCGAGTTGTGGTATCACCTGTGCTTACCTTCGATAATCCCGTGAAATATTCGCATGCAATTCCGATAGAGCACAACTTGAGGTCCGGGCCGCTGTGGGATTACAAACATACGGCGGTAGAGCTGGACGAATTGGAGCGGGCGGATGACTATATTTACGCGGCGCAATACCTTCAAGACCCGCAAAAGAAAGACGGTAATATTTTTAAATCCGAGTGGTGGAATTATTACTCTATTCTCCCGCCGAACTATGAATATAAGGCGATTTTCGCCGATACCGCATTAAAAAAGGAGGAGTATAACGATTGGACTGTGTTCCAATGCTGGGCGAAATATCGCGGTCGGATTTACCTGATTGACCAATTCCGGGAAAAACTTCTTGCGAGTGATCTTAAGCAGGCGGTTACTGAGTTTTGGAACAAACATAAAGGAAGTTCCGTGCAACCGAATCGCGGACTATATGTCGAAGACAAGGCCAGCGGTATTCAATTAATTCAGGATATTCAGAAAAAAGGTGGTATTCCGATTATAGCGATGCCGCGTGAAAAATCAAAGATTTTCAGGGCTAATAATTTTGTCAACTGGATTAAGAGCGGATTGCTGGTTTTGCCGGAAAATGCCGAATGGCTTTATGAGTATAAAAAAGAGTTCAAACGCTTTTCTCCCTTGGACACGCATAAATATGACGACCAGATAGACCCCACCTTGGACGCCATCGAGCATATGCTGGCATACGGGACTCAATCAAAGCCCAAAGAGGACAAAAAGCCAAAAAACAAACCTTTGGCTCCGAAAATTGTTGAGCGGAAATGGTGATCAATATTTTATTGACTAACTCTTTTATTTATGACTATAATTTACAGCATGAGATGTAAATTATTAACAAAACTCTAACGGGGAAACATGGGCGAGATAGACATAGGAGCCATAGCGATTTCTCTTGCCGTTCGCCGAAATGCCGGACTGATACCGTCCCCACCGGGCGATACGGGCGGATGGATTGGCGACCATTACGAGCAGAGCCAAGGCAGCTCAGAAGGTTTAAATTTGAAGATTCTAGGTTGAGAAAATGATAAAAAACAGTCTGGAATACAGAGAAGCCGTCCGAGATTCCTACAACGAGAGGCTGAAGGGCTTTCCAAGCCCGCTGAGTTTTCAGAACTGGCAAGCGGCTTTCGAGGTTGGATTCGACGCGAAAGAGGACGCGGCCAAGGCGAAAAAACAAGAGAAAGAGAGCGCCAGCTTTATAGGAAAGGGTCATGACGCGAAAGAATGGTGACTAAAAAAACGGTTCTGGATTTATTCTCCGGCATCGGGGGTTTCAGCAGGGGATTTGAACGCGCCGGCTTCAAAACTATCCAATTCTGCGAGATAGACGAGGATTGCCGGCAAGTTTTAAAAAATCATTGGCCTGCTGTGCCGATAGCTGAAGACATTAAAAAATTATCTTTGCCGGAAGGCTTCGCCGACGTGATAACCGGCGGATTTCCTTGTCAAAATTTATCACACGCGGGAAAACAGGAGGGACTGAATGCAGAAAGTTCGGGACTCTGGTGGGAAATGCGGAGAGTCATTAGCGAAGTACGACCAAAATTCGCAGTCATGGAAAACGTCTCAGCTTTCCTTTCAGGAGAACGGGGAGCTTGGTTCGGAGACTTTCTCTGGTCCCTGGCCGAAATCGGGTATGCTGCGCAGTGGCACTGTGTCACTGCTGCCGCTGTCGGACAGACTCATCTACGGGAAAGGACGTGGATTGTTGCCTACCCCCACGGCGTCGTGCGCGATGGTGATTCGATTTTCGCAAGAATCCTGCTGGCGGGTGATCGCCAGAAAAGGGCACTACGACAAACTGGCGGGAGTTTTGAAATGTTTAGACGTTCCCTTGAATTGCTTCCCAAAAATTTACGAATGGATGATGGGCTACCCGTTGAACTGGACGAAATTAAATCGAGAGTAAAGATGCTGGGAAATTCGATAGTCCCGGAGATCGCCTATTTGATAGCCGAACAACTGAGTTTCGAGACATGAGCGTCTACCAATGCCCGAAATGCTCCCGAGGTGAAGTTCGTCACCTCGGAGAAACGAAGAAAATGCTTTGCAAACGTTTCACTCATTTCTTCCGACCTGACGTGCGGAAAGATATGGAGGCGCTGAAGACTGCCGATTTCGCCTTTGTGCGGCCCGCTAACGGGTTCTGGTACACGCGGGAGTGCAAGTTTGTGTACCGAGGATGGAATTGGAACTGTGCGGGGTTTAGAAAGAAAAAATTATGGGGAGGAAAATAATTAAAAGTTATTTAATTAAAAATCAAACAATCAGCGATGCGAGTAGATATGAACTTTGTAAATTTACAGGTATTCCTTTCGGCGTTGTTGAGATAGGTTTTACAGTTTTTAAAATCAAATTTAAATTCAAAACATTTTACGCATGCTGGACAGGTGGAGAAGTGTTTGACGGGGAACCGGCACTTACTCATCTAGGAACTTGGGCTTTAGAGGCATTAAGCCGACTCAAGGTCGGGAGCTGCGACAAGCTCTATATGCGAGAAATGAAACGGGGAGCGACGCCATTGAAAAAGAAAACGTTTGATTTTCTTAAAACCTTACCGAATGGGGCCAATATTTGTTTTTTCGGAGATATATCCGGTGAATTGGATGGTTATTTATTCCCGCTTTTCAATATTCAGCCAGAAAAAATTGAAATATAATCATATGGAACTGCGCGGGGTTTAGAGAGAAAAATGGCTAAAAAATGGATCAGGAAAAAAGACGCCGTCATTGACCAAACAAGATTACCCGCATCAAGCGAGGAGTCGTATAATGACCGGTATAAAGAAAAATATGCTCATCGTTTTACGGCGGCGTACAAATCAGCGTCCGGCGTCAGAGATAAACTATTGAGGCTTAGGGGCGAATTGCGCATGGCGAGCCGCCTTGAATTTGCGCGCTTTTTGGGAATATCAAAAAATAGGCTGGACTCGCTCTTAAATGGGGGCCTAAAATTGAGACCCGAAGAGGAGGAGATGGTTGATAAAGAGCTAAAGAAGCGGGGCATTGAAATTAAAAAGAGAATAATTAGCTTTGAATAAAAAATTAGGCTGGCCGAAAAGAGCATGGGCGTACGTTCAGCATCCCTCTGTGTATGGAATTCAGTGCGACCAGTGCGGCGGCGATAACACTCAATGGTCAGAATGGGGGAAATTAATCTGGTGCTATGACTGCGAGCTAGACACCAAGGGGACGGAGGGAATTTTTGATGGTCCCGTCCCCGTGAATGTCTGCAAAATGCTGGGAATTACATTTGAAATAGTTTATCTATGACTCCATATTTCAATCCCGACAGAGGGATGCTTTAAAAAGGAGAGTATGGAAAATATTAAATGCAAAAAATGTCTGTGGTATAAAGAAGATGGATCAACGCAGGCTATATGCCGAAGATTTCCCCCGCAAACTATTGTGACGCCGCATGCAAGCGAGCGAGCGGAGGAAAGGATTATGAGTGTTTTTGCTTTTGTGTCCGGCGACGAATCATGCGGGGAATTCGCGCCAAGATTGACCAGCGGCTAGCCAGCTCAGTTTCGAGGATTATTTATAGATCTGATAAAATTCGCCGCTTCCCATTTTGTCATGAGCTGAATTGCTTCCAGCAGCAACAGCACGGTTTTCGCCGTTGTGCCGATTTTGATTCCCGCAATTTTCATCTTTTTCAAGAGTTTGCCGCGTCCCTCTTTAGACAACAACTCCACCGCGTCAACAAACCAGCCCGTTATTGTCAGCAGGTCAGGACTGCAAGTCCCGCGCTGGATTGTAGTTATAGTGCTCTGCGAAATTCCCGTGATGGCGGAAAGCTCTTTTCTCGACAGGTTGAAGAGCTTTTTAAGACGAGTGTAGGGTTTAGGTTTCATTTGATTCGTGTTACGCATAATTTGTTTTCAATTTCTTCAATCTTGAATCGCATTAACAATCCATGTCGCCGGTTGTGATGACATGACGCGCTATCAAATTGATGTTTTTTAGAATCGAAATGTCTTTTCTCTCCAATTTTCCAACTGTGGAAAAAATATTGTTTGCCATATCTGGCGTCAATTATCTTGATTTTAACCATAGGTATCAAAGGCAAATTTTCTTGATGCCGCTTCAGAAGGCTCGGCCATTCAACCGATTGCGCGGCTTTCCATAAATCCGTCGCCGCCTGCGCTTTCATCCAGAATTCGGGACGCATCCTGAATGCCGTTCCTAGCTGAAGAGCTTTCTGCGGCGTTATCGCCGCTTCATTGTCACAAATTCGATTAGCCTGTTTGAGGCTCCACCCGAGATGCTCGGCAAGCCGCCATCGCGTTATTTTGTAGGGTTTTAAAAATTCTTCCCTTAAAATTGTCCCAGGCGGCGTAGGTTTTCTTGTTACCGTCATTAGCATCCAATTCCCTCAATCGGAATTTTCAAGGCTTCCGCGTGTGGTTTTGAAAGTTCGATTCCCTCAGGATGCTCCCAAGAACCGCTTAATTCACTGTTCAACGGCCAGCATCCGTCGTATCTCGTTACGCGTTCGCCTGTTTCCCTGTGCAGGAGATCGACATTTCCAGCACCGTTGAGCCGACCGAAAATTTCCGGTTCGTTGATAGTTTCAATTTCGAAAGATGCCGCTTGCAGCTCCTCGTCCGAGGATTTTTCGGAGATCGTTACTAGTTCGTCGCATTCGCTTTTTAATATCTCTTTTTTTGATTTCATTCTGTTCTCCTTTCGAGTTTTGTTTTAGGTTTAGATTTTCAGTGCTTCAATTTTCTTCAGCACCTTAACGGGCATCTCTTTTCCGTTTTCCATTTTATTGAGCTTTTTACTCCATATTCGGATTTTACTCTCAAACATTACAGCGTCATCGTATTCAATCATTTCATGATTATTTTTCACGCCTTCATGAGCCATAATTTTTGAATAATTCTCGTTAAAAAAGAGTTTCATTCTGTTCTCCTTTCGAGTTTTGTTTTAATGACTAATCTAACTATAATAATGACAGGGCGTATCATCTCTGTCAAGGGAATAATGACATTATTTGTTATTTTTATTTTGGTAGCGTTTATAAGGTCAGTTCATTTCTTATAATGTCCCGCATTTCCTTTTTGAAATTTCCCGCTTCATCGTCGCTGGTTCGCTTTAACAGCGTATATAACAGCGTAATTGAACGAGTCAAAATCTTACTTTGCGCCTTCCCTTTTTTTATATTATAAACGGCTTGCGCAGACGTACTCAGCAGCAGAGCTAATTTAACATCGCTTTCTATGCGCAATTTTTGCTTGATTCCCTCTAGCATTTCAACGATTGATTTTTTCATTAGTAATTAATCCGCTTATGAAAAATTATCTCGCTGTCTCCAAATTGCCTGTTGGGGTTGGCTCCGTCGTAGTCGCTGATAATCTCGCAATCGCAAGTTTTCTCAATTTCACAGACAACATCATCGTTTATCTCAAAACCGTTGTCAGTAGCGAATTCAGTTAAATCGTCATCTCCTATAAAATAGCGTCCTTCAAATTCCGTGTCGTCATATTCGCCTGAAGCATTCCAGTTTTCAGCGATTTTTTTCAGTTCTGATTTGTCGATTCCGTATTTCATTCTGTTCTCCTTTCGAGTTTTGTTTTAATTAAAATAAGCATACTGAACATATTCCGTGTCGGGAGAGATTCCCAGCGAGAACATGTCGGAGTTAGGTCTGAATTCCCGGCCTAATCCCGTTATTACGAAGCCGTACAATTTTTGTCCCACGTCGTATTTTTCGGCGGCGACCAATTCCCGGCGCGGAGCGTTTTCGTTGCATTTTTCAGCGTCTTTAACGATGTCGATTTTTCGTTCAACAGCTTCATTTTTGCGCTCTTGATCGATATTTGCTTTAGCCAGCTCCCAAGCGTCCGTCAGGCCCGTTCGCATACAGCTAACGACCGTGCGTTTTATATACTCAGGATATTGAGCTATCAGAGCGTCGGCGCCGTCATTCAGGTAATCGCGGACAGTTTTTTTAGTTTCAATATTTTTCGTCATTCAGGTAATCGCGGACAGTTTTTTTAGTTTCAATATTTTTGCAGATATAAACAACGGCCAGTCTACGATACTCTTTTCTTGCCAGTTCCCATGCCATTTTCATCAGTTCTGATTTGTCGATTCCGTATTTCATTCTGTTCTCCTTTCGAGTTTTGTTTTAATGACTAATCTAACTATAATAATGACAGGGTGTGTTGTTCTTGTCAAGCATTAAATGACATATTTTGTTATTTTTATTTTGGTAGGGAAACAGTTTTCCTTACCAAATTCCGATGATCGATTGATTTGTTTGATTATTTATCACTTGCCTGAAACGCGAATGCTTTATATGATTACG